ACCCCAATTGACCTGATTTGTATCTCCAATATTTGATGGTATTGGTAATTGTATTGTTTGTCTTGCTTTCTGCTTGGAATTTTTTTCTGTTCCTGTTGCTAATTTAAGATTGTTTACTCCAGTTTCAAGTCCAGGAGGAACATACTCAATCACACCTATTTCTAGGTAATCGTCATTTTTACCAATACTCTTCTGTGGATATCTAAGAGGTGCCGCAGACGAAGAAAGTTTGGCAGAAGCAGATCCAGCAATTCTTTCCGCATTTGGTGATAAACTTCTTGATATGTTAAATCCGTTTACCATTTATCTTTTTTAGTTATTTATCTTGATTTGTCCAAAAGGTATTCTTCTTAAATCACCAACTTCATTTTTATCCACAATATGTAGGGGTCCAATCACTTCTTCAAAGGTATATTGTCTCTGTTCCCCCCAATGAAAGTTAATACCACTAAATCCCCAAGAATAAACATTTGTAACGGCAACCAGAGGATGTGCATCATATCTTACACGAGGAGTCTTCGGTCTATAAACAAAAGTATAAAAATTACCTGCCTCTGGAGAAGTAGTTGTTTGTTTTAATACATCAAGTATTTCTAACATCAAATCCTCCGCATTTTCTGTTCCGTATAAGTTTTTAAGCAGGGGTTTGATACGGTTCATTTTTTACCAATTCCAAGCTCATTTTCAGTCAAAATTCTGAAGGTCCATCCTCTGTCCTTACAATATTCTCTTGCCGCTTCCCACTTTGATTGGTTTTTGGCATACTCATAAGCTTCATAGATATATCCTTTGGTCTGCCTTTTTGGTTTTGCTGGTGGCATCGTTTGCTTATAAGGTTTAATTTCAATCAGATATTTCTTAATACTACCATCTGGTTCTTTGACCTTTATATAAGCATCTGGAAAATATCTATGAACTTTGCCATCTACAGGAGAACGATAAGGAATTGCAAGTTCTTCGGAAGCATACTCTAAAATATTTTCATTCGTATCACAATATTTTAGAAACTTCAATTCCCATAAAGACCGATAGATGATGTTGGTGGGGTCTCCAACATATTTTTCAGGAAATGATGGTTTAAATTTTCCCTTATAAGACATCTAAATACTTATACTAATAAGACTCATAAAAGGTATTTAGAGTGCCTAGTATCCGCAGAATATCCGACTTTAAACCACTATTTACGAATCTGGCTCAGAGTTCTCACTTTCAGGTCATATTTGGTGGTTTGCCCGGTCCGCTTTTATCACATCTTGCAATAAGAGGTGTTAACCCATTATTTATTGCTAATGATGCCGGACTACTTTGTTTTTCGGCATCACTACCAGGAACCACACTAGCAACCGCAGATATTACCAATAACTACACGGGAGTAAACGAAAGAGTTGCTCATCGTAGAATCTTTACAGAAATTGGTCTAGAGTTTTATGTTGATAGTAATTATACCACTTTAAAATTTATAGAGCACTGGATGGAGTTTATTGCTAGTGGTTCTAATGAAAATCCATCAAGAGACGGATATTACTTTAGAATGAGATATCCAAGAGATTATAAGAGTGATATGACTAAAATTATTAAGTTTGATAGAGATTATAATGTAGAAATTGAGTATAATTTTTTCGGACTATTTCCACTTTCTTTAAATTCAGTACCAGTTCAGTATAATGGTTCTGATATATTGAAAATGAGTGCCACATTTAATTATGAAAGATATGTTTGTGGCAGAACACTAAGTTTGGATTTTAACCGAAATGATGACAATAATAAAGTTTCTAATACTGTTGTCAACAGCACTATAAATCAAGTAAATAGACAAAATAGACTTGCAACAGGAAGAGATGAGTTGATTAATAGAAATCTCAATCTTGGAACTGGAAGACTAGATGATCCAAGACCTGTCGGTGTTGCATAAGTCGTCTAAATAATTTTAACTGAACTTTATAGGATATTATAAATATTAGTGCCTGAGCTGGTGGTTCTTTTCAGGAAGAATGGGAGCAGAAATGCTCCTTTTCTTGTATAAATAGTTATAACCACCAGTTTAAGAGCAGTTATGCAACCTCGCATATACACATATAAGATTACCTTTGGGGAAGTTCCATATTATTATTATGGTAGTCACAAAGAAAAGAAATATAATGAATATTATATGGGATCTCCAGTTACTCACAAATGGTGTTGGAAATTTTATACGCCAAAAAAACAAATATTAGAATTTTTTGATACTAGAGAGGAAGCAAATTTCATAGAAAATAGATTGATAAAACCAGTTCTTAATGACCCATATTGTCTCAATGAAAATTGTGGGGGAATAGTATCTTCTCTTCTATGTAAAAAAGGTGCAAAAACTTTAGTTGATAATAAATTAGGAATACACTCAAGAACAAGAGAGCAAATTATAAAAGATGGAGATAAAGGAAGAGAAACGCAAAAAATATTAAAAATTGGTATATATGGATTATATCCAGAAATAAGAAAACAAAATGGTGAAAGATTAGGACAAAGAAATGTTGAAACTGGTCATATACAAAAACTTGGTAAAGAATATGGGAAATTGTGTTCTGAAAATGGATTGGGATTTTTTGGTATGGATGAAGGTGAAAGAAATGAAGCAAGAAGTAGGGGTGGAAAAACTAGTGGTAATAATGCCTATAAAAATAAAACAGGAATACACACATTTACTAAAGAACAAAAACAAGAAATTGGGAGAAAATCTGGGAGGAAAAATGTTGAAACTGGTCATATAAAAAATCTTGGGAAAACTCATTCTAAACAATTAAACTCTAAGTTGTGGAAATGTTTAGTTACTGGTTATATTACTACTGCTGGACCTTTGACTAATTATCAACGCTCAAGGGGAATTGATACTAGTCTTAGGGATGAAATTTGTGATAAATAAATTGAACATTATAATATTGAGATTTTAAAAATGGTTTTGCCAAAAATTTCCACGCCAATCTACGAATTGGAAATTCCATCATTAAAAAAGAAAATTAGATATAGACCATTTCTGGTTAAAGAAGAAAAAATTCTGATTATTGCTCTAGAAAGTGAGGATTCTAAACAGATTGCAAATGCAGTTAAGAATGTTATTTCAAATTGCATTTTAAGCAAAGGTGTTAAAGTAGAAGACTTATCTACATTTGATATTGAGTATTTGTTTCTCAATATCAGAGGTAAGTCAGTTGGAGAAACTGTTGATGTTTTAATCACTTGTCCTGATGATGAAACAACTCAGGTTCCGATGAGTATTAATTTAGATGAAATTAATGTTGAAGTTGACCCAAAACATTCTCGTGATATTAAATTAGATGATACTCTGACTTTGAGAATGAGATATCCATCTATGACTGAGTTTATCAAGAATAATTTTGATTCTGGTGATGGTGTAAGTGTTGATGATACTTTTGATTTAATTATATCCTGTATTGAACAGATTTATTCGGAAGAAGAATCTTGGACTGCAAGTGATTCTACTAAAAAAGAACTACTAGAATTTGTAGAGCAATTAAGTTCCAAACAATTCAAAGAAGTTGAAAAGTTCTTTGAGACTATGCCTAAACTTTCTCATACAATCAAGATTAAAAATCCAAAAACTGGTGTAGAAAGTGAAGTTGTGTTGGAGGGATTATCGGCTTTTTTCGTGTAGCCCTCTCCCACACCGATCTTGAGTCATACTATAAGACTAATTTCGCACTAATTCAACACCATAAATACTCTTTGACTGAACTTGAAGATATGTTGCCTTGGGAGAGGGAAATTTATATAACTCTCTTACAAAATTATATTGAAGAAGAAAACCTAAAGAATCAAGCAAATGGCTGATTTAGCACAAATAGCTCAAAGTGGGGTAGATCCTATATCAGGGTCCTATTTGTCTGCGGAAAAAAGAAAGGCACTGTTCAAAAGAAGTAAAGTTTCATCAAATATTTTTGGTGGAGGCGGAGCACTTGTTCCAATTAGTAAAAAATCAGATCCAGAGACTCTGGCAATTGTAAAGTCTCAATCATCATCAATAACTTCCGTACAACAGCAGGTTAATACCTTAAGTTCTGAGGTTGCTAATTTAAATAAAGTAATCTTCATTCAGACCCAAACCGTAAATGGAGTTCAAGAACTAGTAGGAAGTTTAAGAGGTGAAGTTACTGGGTTTAATTCTTCTTTAAATAACGTTGCAAAGGCAATCAATACCGATAGTGTTCTAGAACAGAATCGTATAAAGCAAGAAAACGAAGAGCAAAGAAGAGCAACAGAATTAGGATTAAGAGCAGGTAGAGAAAGTCTTTTAGAAAAAGCAATACAAAATGCATTAATTGCTCCTGTTCAGGCAATTGCACAAAAAACACAATCTATTCTAAGTAGATTATCACAGTTCTTTGGAACATTATTGCTCGGATGGTTGACCAATCAAGGAATTGAAACTCTTAGAGCATTATCTGAGGATAATGGCAAAAAATTAATAGAAATTAGAGATAATGTTCTAAAGGCTCTGGGAATTGGTGCCGCAACGTTATTCCTATTAAATGGTGGATTTTTTGCCATTGCCGGAACCATTACAAGACTATCTCTTAAAATTGGGGGATGGTTGCTTAAGAATACAATTGGTAGATTTTTTGGAGCACTTGGAGGCGTTTTAACGGGTGCCGGAGCAGCCTTGCTTGGTCTTGGAAAACAAAAACCACCGACAACTACAATAATTCCTCCAACAACAATACCTCCTGGTTCCAAACCTCCTACTGTACCACCAACAACATCTCCTGGTGCCAAACCTCCTACTGCACCACCAACTACACCAAAAGGTGGAGGTCTTAATTGGTTAAAAGGAAGTGGTGTACTTAATGCTATTTTTGGAACATTAGAATTTGGAATTAGAAAATCTCAGGGACAAACAAATCTACAAGCA